GAGCTATATTAACAGCTAGAAGTTATAATGGAGCTTGGGGTTCATTAACTGCTGGAATAACAGTTGGATATGGATCTTATTCTGCAACAGCAGAAGAGTATGATGGAACATGTTGGTCGGCAGTTGATAGTGAACCATCAGGTAAAGGAAAATCGTTTGGATTAGGACAATCAACAGGTGGAACAGATGGTTTACATCATGGTGGAGAAGATACAGGTAGTTCAACTTATTTAAACTCTACCTATGAATATAGTACATCATTAACAGCAAGAAGCGTAACAGCTTCATAAAGATTTTAAAAGGAGGAAAACTATGGCAAATAAATATTGGGTAATTGAAAATACAGGCAAAGACTTTTTCACTCATCAAGATAGAAGTGATATGCCAGTATTTCAAGGACATCCTGGTAATGTTTGGATTACATCTGATAATGCTAAAGCAACAGCTTGGGCAGGTAAATATCCTAATGTTTCTAAAACCAAAGCACAAGCACAAGCGATTGTGGATAATGAGGTTGAAGAAGCACAAGAAGAATGGGATAATCAACCAGAACCAAAACATCCACAGGAAAGACCTGTAAAATATACATTGGATTAGGAGATATATATATGACAAAACTAACACAAGTTAATTATCCTATGCTGCCAACTAAGGATAATGGGTTCATTAATAAAATAAAAAATGAACTCAATGATACTATGGCAAAAAGACAAATGTTTAGAACAGAAACTGAGATGAGGTTTTCTGTTTTAAATGATGGTAAACACCCTACTAAAGCCAGTAAGTATTGGCAATGTGTAAGAGAACAAGGAGTGTTTATTGAAAACCTACACACATTATCTTTTGAATACAGAAGAAACTCGGTGAAGTTAAAAAGAAAACAACAGAAACTTGAAACAGAAACTGATGAGTTTAAAAAAGAATATCTACAAATTGATATTGATGAATGCAGATGGATAAAAGCACAACAGGAATCTGTTGCCAAAGATAGAGTAAGAGAGATAGAACATTGGTCAAGATTAAAAAAAGAATTAGATGATGGTAGCTTTAATACTAAAGATGTAAACGACCATCAAGCTAAAAGCTATGAACAAAATTTAATTAATAGGGCTAACACACTTACGCCTGGATCAAGTCAGGCGGAGGTCATCAATGTTTTAGGACCACTACAAACTTTACAACGATTAAATCGTGGAGATAAATTAAGTAATGAAACAGGGGGAGTGTCTATACCTAATGAAAATACAAACAGAAAAACTATATCTAAGAAATAAAAAGCTAGAACAAAATCCAACAAACCAAAAGCAAGGTAACTTTTATAAAAAAGTATTAAACAGTTTGAAAAAGATTGGTCAAGTTAATCCTTTGATTTGTGTTAAAGATGGAGATAAATATAAAGTATGTGTAGGTAACAATCGTTTTCTTGCAGGTTGTGAATTAGGGTTTAAAGAATTTGATATAGTAATTGTTCCTGATGAAAACAGGGATAAGTTTAGAGAAATAATTGGAGCATATAAATTGTGTGCGTTGTGATAATAATTTTTCTTATATAATCTAAGTATTACTATGAAATGGTTTTTAGTAATATTTATGATACATATTTCAGAATATGATTCAACAAATCCACAAGATGTAAAGTTCATTAAAGTTGATAAAGAATATTCTAGTATGCAAGAATGTATGGATGACCAACCACATCAAACAATTCAACAAATAAAAAAATATGATTTTGAATATGACTGGAAAGTAGCTTCTTGTACTAACAGTACATTTACTATGTATTTACATCCTAATTATCCAAACCAATCAAAAGAAATTATTACACCAGGAGTAAATATTTAAGATGGCTAGCACACTTAAAGACCATGAGGACATTTGTTCTGAGAGATATAAAGAAATTAAATCTTCACTATCAAGACTAGAAAATAAATCAAAAGAAAATACAAAAGCAATTCAAGGAATAGAAAAACAATTAGCTACTGGCTCTGGTAGTATAAAAGCATTAGCATACATTACTTCAATACTGGGATTAATATATCTAGTAATGAGGGTGTTTAAATGATTTGGTCTTTATTAATTAAAACTGTTGGATCTTCTGTAGTAGAAGGCATCAAACATTATGGTGAAAGAAAGAAGGTTGAAAGAAAAGCAGAATTAGATTGGGCAGCTTCTGCTCAAAGAGCTAGTGAAACTTCATGGAAGGATGAGTACCTTTGTTTATTATTTACAGGAATTTTTTGTCTACATTTTTTTCCACCAGTTCAGCCATACTTAATTAAAGGATGGGTAATATTAAATACTGATGTACCTGAATGGTTTTCCTGGGCATTACTTGTGATAATTGCTGGTAGTTTTGGGATTAATATAGCAAAGAAATTTTTAAAGTAACTGGGAGGATTTTACTCCCCCCAGTTCTATAGTCGGGATTAGTTATTAAAATTTTTATCCACATAAGTGTTGATAAAACTATATGTTAAACCAAGTAGATAACTATGGCAAGAAAAAATTTTAATAGAGAAACTAAAGCAAAACCAGAAGATTCTATGAGAAAGATTTTTCGGGATGGTAAATGGATTCCAATTAAACCAGTTCTTTATAGTGGTAAAATCTGTGGATTTGTTGATGGCTTATATGTGCCATATAAAAAAGTAGGTCCAGTTAAAGTATGACAAAAGTAATTGTTATTGCAGATGTTCATGATGCACCAGCTATTCCTAAGGATAGAATGAAATGGATAGGTAAACATATTGAAGAACAAGATCCAGATCATGTAGTTCAAATAGGAGATTTTTGTACCTTTGATTCTTTATGTTGGCATATTGGAAATGAAACAATGTCAGGTAGAAATAAGGGAACTTTTAATGACGATATAGAATCTTTTAAGAAATGTCTTTCGGTGTTAGATAATTCTATGAAAAAATATAAAGGTCCAAAACATGTTACCTATGGCAATCATGAACACAGATTATATAAATGGGAACAGCATAATCCTGAAGTTTATTCTATGATGCAAACACAATTACAAGATACTTTAACTTCATTTGGTTGGGATCATACTATATATGGTGTATTTCATATGATTGGTGGTGTAGGATTTACTCATATTCCATTTAATATAATGGGAAAAGAATTTGGTGGGGTTAGTGTTGAGAGAAATATAGGACAGCATTCTTTGTTTGATGTAGTCTTTGGACACTCACATAAGTATAACGATATCAGATGTCCTAAGATTGGAGATTCAAATTATGTAAGAGTTTTAAATGTTGGGTGTTCTTTGCCTTATGGTCATATAGAAAATTATTGTAAGATATGTACTACTGGTTGGGCATGGGGTATTACAGAAATAAATATATTTGACAATCATATCCAAGATGTTAATTTTATAAGTATGAAAACATTAGAGGATATGTATGACACCAGAAGAAATCATAGACGAAGCTAAGAGATTAATTACTAAAGAAAGAGCAGATGCATATGGGGATTATAATTCCATGTTTAGAAGTGTAGCCACTATGTGGACTGCCTACTTTGGTTTCAATGTAACAGCTCAAGATGTACCTATTTGTATGTCGCTTGTAAAAATGATGCGACAAAAACAAGGCAAAGATCTTGATGATAATTTTATAGATATTATAGGATATGCAGCTTTAGCAGCAGGAACTAAAAAGAATGGAGTTACTGATCTTGTAGCTGAGAAGGTGGCACGACAAAAAGTTCACGATGACCAGGACTTAGACTTTGCCAATGAGGCTTCATCGAAGCCAAGTGATGTCGAATAGTTGTATAATCTTTATTTAAATATTTAGCTATTATACTAACACTAAAGCCATTAATTCTGGCTATTGCTAAGAAAGTATTTCTTAATTTTACTTCTTGTTTTCTTTTTAATGGTGATTGTAACCATCGATAATCAAAGAAAAAATATTTCGCTAGATTATCTAGCATCATTAATTTTTTTATTGTACTTTTATTCACAGATTCTCCTTTGTTCTAATACTCTAATATATTTACAATCTTTTTGTAGTAACATTGATACTACAATTTCTGAATTTGTTTTGCCTGTTACTTCATAAGTAATAATATTAGAAGTAAATGAAGTTACTCCTAAATGAGAACAACTGGTACAAATAAAGAATAATAATATTAATAGTTTGTTCATTTCTTTTTTAATAAATCCTTATGAAACACTCCTTTAACATTTAGCTTCTGAGTTTTTGGTGTATTAGATGCACATATATATTGATATGAATTTTGTTTATTCAATATTAATTCTGCATTAGTTGTACATGCATGTCTATTAGGATAAGTATTTTCAAAGTATAAAAACTCTCCTATCCATATTAATAATACATATTCCATTATTGTGTTTTTTTCCAATCTTTATGTTCATTTACAAATACTTGTATTATATCTGATAACACAGATATCTTTTGGTTCTTAAAAAATTCTCCTATTCTACTTGGATCTTTCATACATTGAATGTTCCAGGATATAATAGGTAAAGTTTCATGTAATAATGCCCATACTTCACATCCTGGTTTAGAACCATGACAATGTAATCCTCTTGGTTCTCCAGTATTAGGATCGTGATCTATAATAATATAAAATTTGTTTGCATTTCTCATTAATCTAATAATAGTACAAGGTCGTCTTGATGGTAATTTTTTTCTAAACATAATGATAAAGAAGAGCACTGGTGTTAGAGAGAGAAAGGGATAAATACCAGCACTCTTCCCGACTTTCCTAAATGGAAAGCCTAATCTGATTCTGCTGTATCGTCAGATGAATCATCATCATCGTCAGCTACATCAGCACCATTATCATCATCGGCATCGTCTTCATCATCTCCCATAGCACATAGTGCATAAGAGTTGATTTCAAGACCAACTGCCTTTTCGATGACTTCAGGTTCTGTCCACATATAAGTGTCCTCCTATTGTTATTATTTTCTATTTAGGATAAGGAATGTCAATACCTTTTTTAACATCTTCTTTAGATGTTTTTCTGCGACCTTCCTTAATCTGTTCAGCATCCTCTTCAGTATATACAAAGCCCTGAAGATTTAAAGCTTTGAGTGCTGCTCTATCAAATGCTCTCTTCTCAGCCATAGCATGGAAGTAAGCATTCTTAGAATTACCTGGTGATGCTTCACCAGTTGTCATAATAGTTCCTCCTGTTGCAGTCTTGATTTGCATAACGAGTGCAGCAGAATTTGATTCAGAATGTAGACAAGTAATATCTACTACTTCTACACCTGCTAAAGCAGCCAATCTTTGCATCCATTTGTTCTTGATTATCCATTGACCATGACAATCCCAGAACATGTCTTTCTTATCAGCATCAGTTAGATTAGGCATATGTTTCCTGACTGCTGTGATTATAGTATCATTTGGTATTTTAGGCATATTCTCTCCTTTGTCTTAAAAAAAAAGCGATATAAAGCCCACTGAGAGCATATTTGCTACCTTCGTAGGGTTTTATACCTGATTAATAAACTTATTATCTGGGTGGTTCGATACCTGTCTTTATGTAACTTTCCCAGAAATCTTCTACTTTTAACACTAAATCTGTGGTTTTATCTACATCTGGTTCTACTTCCCAGTAATCCCATTTGTTTCCAAAGATA